CTGATAATGCTCTGATCAGTTTTGGAAATGATGATGATTTAAAAATAGGACATAATGGAAGCGATAGCTTTATTAATGAAAGAGGCACAGGCGGATTAAAAATATTTACAAGCACTACATCGATTGTAAACTTTGCTAATAATAATCCTTCTGCAATTTTTAATCCATCTGGAGCTGTAGACTTATACCATAATAATTCAAATAAACTACAAACCAAAGCAGACGGTGTTAACATAACAGGAGAACTTGAATGTGATACACTAGATGTTGATGGTGACGTTGATTTTGATGGTGGTCAACTTACTTTTAGTGCCAGTGCTAACACATTAGACTTTGCTGATGATGCAAAAGCCCAGTTCGGAGCTGGCGATGATTTACAGATATTTCATTCAGGTAATCACTCGTTTATAAAAGATACAGGTACTGGAGCTTTATTTGTATGTAGTGATAGTTTTAATGTAAACAATGCGGCGGCTAATCAAACAATAATCAAAGCTCTTCAAGGCGCTCAAGTTGAATTATATCATGCAAGTATGAAGAAATTTGAAACAACAGCTTACGGCGTTGACGTAACTGGTACTGCACAATCAGATACTTTAATCGTAACAGGTGTATCAACAGTTGCATCCCTAATCTTCTCTGCTGGTACAAATACCAACGGAGTTTCATACTTCGATGCAAATGGACAGGTACAATCTACCGTTTCCCCTGCATCTGGTATTTCGACATCTAATTCTATTTTAACTACGAACGCCTCTGGTGTTCCGATTTGGACTGATACAATTGACTGTGGCACATTCTAACGACATTAATTTCAACATTCTTTTAGAACTAACTCTCGCAAAAGTTCACGCACAAACAAAAGAAAACTTACTTCTTGAAGCTAAGGTGAGAACCCTTCAAGAGACGATTGACCAATTACAAACAGATTATGAAGAGGCAAAGAATATTCTAGCAAAACAATCTGTAAGTAAGACTACCAAACCCAAACAAATAAATAAGTAAAAGCTAGCGTATATTCATGGCCAAACCCAGTTCCAGACAAGAATTAATCGATTATTGCCTAAGACAGCTGGGTGAACCTGTTTTGGAAATAAACGTTGATGACGATCAGATTGAAGATGCAGTAGATGATGCAATTCAATTCTTTCATGAGAGACACTTTGATGGTGTTGAGAAAATGTATCTCAAACACAAGATCACTCAGGATATGATTGATGCTGCAAGAAGCAATACCGTTGCAACTACTGGTATTTCATCAGATAAGTTTGATGGTAGTTCTGCGTCAGTTGTAAGTGTAAGTGCAGATAATATTACAATTCCAAATCATGGATTAGTTACTGGTTCACCAATAGAGTATAGTTTTGGGCCAGGAAATACAACGATTGCAATTGCAAGTGCAACACTAGATGGAGCTGGTGTTACGACTGCACTTGGTATTGGTACAGACAGTCAGAAACTTTATGCGATTGCAGACAATAGAAATCAGATTAGATTAGCTGCAACTGCTGCTGATGCAGAGGCTAAGACTGCACTTAACATCACTGCAGTCGGTGCTGGATCTACACATTTCATAACTACTAAAACAGAATTTACAGAACAGAGAAATTATATTGAGATTCCAGATCATATCATAGGCATCAATGGTATCTTTAGATTTGATGATAATACAATATCACAAAACATGTTCAGTATATCATATCAGATATTCTTGAATGATGTTTATAACTTTAGTTCGATTGAACTACTTAACTATTCTATGGTCAAACAGTATCTTGAAACCATACAATTCTTAATTAGTCCCGACAAAAAAGTTAGATTTAATAAGAGAGGTAATAGACTTTATATTGATATGAACTGGCAGGCTGCAGCTGCAGATGAGTTTTTAGTGATAGATTGTTATCGAGTTTTAGATCCATCTCAGAACACAGAAGTATTCAATGATAGTTTCTTGAAGAGATATATTACTGCATTAATTAAAAAACAATGGGGAACAAACTTAACTAAGTTTCAAGGTGTCAAATTGCCAGGCGGTATTGAGTTAAATGGTCGTCAAATTTATGAAGATGCACTTCGTGAATTGACTGAACTCAGACAACGTATGTCTAGTGATTATGAACTTCCACCACTTGATCTGATAGGATAATGCCTTTAAATCCGTTCTTTCTACAGGGTTCTGCATCTGAACAAAGACTCGTACAGGATCTAATCAACGAACAGTTGAAGATCTATGGTGTCGAAGTTTTCTACATGCCTCGTAAGTTTGTAGGAACTGACGATGTAATGAAAGAGAATATAGTTGCAAAATTTGATGATAGTTTTGCACTAGAAGCTTATGTTCAGAACTATGAAGGATTTGCTGGTTCTGGTGATCTGATGACAAAGTTCGGTGTCAGAACTACAGATGAATTAACTCTTGTCATATCTAGAGAAAGATATGAAGATTTTGTATCTGTATTTTATCAGGATGGAGAAGACGAAACTAAGTTAACATCAAGACCTAAAGAAGGAGATTTAATATACTTCCCATTATCGGATAGTTTATTTGAAGTTAAGTTTGTAGAACATGAACAACCATTCTACCAACTAGGAAAACTTTATATGTATCAATTGACATGTGAACTCTACGAATATGAGGATGCAGTCATTGACACAAGTATTACAGAGATTGATAATAATGCAGAGGATGATGGATTTATTGCAACACTTACATTAGCTGGTCTTGGTCAAACTGCAGCATTTTCAGCTGGTTTAAGCACTAGTGGTGTAAATACGATTACACTCATTAACGATGGATTTGGATATACAAGTCCTCCCGCTGTTGCTATTAGTACATCTCCTAGTGGATCAACTGATGCAAATGCAACTGCAGTTGCAATTACAACTTCGGCTGGTGCTGGGTCTACAACATTCTCTATAAAAGAAGTTCTTATCACTAATCCTGGCTTTGGCTACACTATTGCACCCACTGTTACATTTAGTGGTGCTGGCGGTTCAGGGGCAGTCGCCAGAGCGGGTATTGGAACAAATGTAATGAAGGTGTTGTTTAGTTCTGTTGCTGGTAGTAAATATACATCACCACCTGTTGTCTCCATATCAACATCACCATCTGGATTATCAACTGCAAATGCGACTGGTGTTGCTATTGTGAGTGCTGGAGGAACTATTACTGATATAAGACTTACTAACGCTGGATTTGGATATGCAAGTCCACCTGTAATTACCATCGCAGCTCCAAACACAGGAGTTGGAAGAGGTAACTTCTTCTTAAATGAAGTTGTCAAAGGTCAATCATCTCTATGTACCGCAAGAGTTAAAGATTGGGATGCAGATACAAATGTTCTTAAGATATCTAATATTGCAACTAACTTTGCGTTAGGTGAAATTTTAGTTGGATCTGCAACTACAGGAGAGTTCCCAGGCATGGGACAAACTGGAAGTTATACTATCAGTAAGATAAGTTTAGATGAGTTCCAAGATGATGAGTTTGCCAATAATTTGGTTATAGAGAATGAAGCTGATGGTGGATTGGTGGACTTCACTGAGTCCAATCCATTTGGCAGCTTCTAAATAATTAAAAAAGAATTATGTTAGGTCAATACTTTTATCACGAGATTCTAAGAAAGACAGTTATCGGTTTTGGTACACTTTTTAATGGAATAGAGATTCGTCATGATGCAGATGATGGTGGCAATGTAAGTCGAATGAAAGTGCCATTGGCATATGGGCCAATGCAAAAGTTTCTTGCAAAAATAGAACAACAACCAACCTTAAAAGGTAGACCAGCTATAACTCTACCTCGTATGTCGTTTGAGATGACTACATTAAATTATGATGCATCAAGAAAAGCTTCAATAACTCAAACATTCAGATCATATAATACAGGCACTTTAAACAACGTTAAAAAGGTATTCATGCCTGTTCCATACAACGTAGGATTCACATTGAGTATTGCAACTAAACTCAATGATGATATGTTGCAGATCATGGAACAGATACTTCCATACTTTCAACCAGGCCTTAATATTACACTTAACTTAGTTTCATCAATTAATGAAAAGAGAGATATACCAATCATTCTAGAAAGTATTAATATGAGTGATGATTATGAGGGTAGTTTTGATAATCGTCGTGCAATGATTACAACTTTGCAGTTTACTGCTAAGATATACTTATTTGGTGCGGTTGCTGATAATCCAGATGCACTCATCAAGAGAGTTAATGTTGATTACTTTACTGATACAAACAGAGTAGTTGCAAAACGTGAACAGAGATATTCTGCAACTCCAAGAGCTGTAAAAGACTACAATGATGATAATACAACTGCAATCAATAAACCTTTGGCTGCAGAACAAACACTAGTCTCTGTAAACAGTGCATCTAACTTTACAGTCAATGATTACATTAGATTGGGTGAGGAGAATATGCAGATTCGTTCCATTAGTGGCAATCAATTAACTGTTTACAGAGGTGTAGATGGAACAACTGTATCAGATCATGCAGATGGATCTGTCATAGATATAATTAGTGGATCTAGAGATGCAACCTTACCACTTACTGGTGATGATGCACTTATCGCTTCTGGTGATGACTTTGGATTCAATGAGATGTCTTCATTCTATGAGGACTTCAAAGAGTATTCTCCATCACAACAAAAGGATGTGTAAGTCATGAAATTTGATGAAATCGATGATGCTTTAGACATAGTTAAGGATACTTCCGAGCCTATTGAGATCGATAATGTCAAACCAATCAAGTGTGACAAAGATGATCTTGATCGTGATTATGAATATACTCGTGGTCATCTCTATTCATTAATAGAGAAAGGTCAAGAAGCTATTGACGGTATCATGGAGATTTCTCAAGAGAGTGGATCTGCCAGAGCTTATGAAGT